ATACAAATGTCAATTATTATAATATTGTTTCGTCCCAATATGTTGCTATTAATTTCCATTCTTCAACTTTAAAAATATCTTCTGATGACCAATCATATTCATCAGGCCCCTTTACCATACTGCCAGGAATAACATTAGGAAATGTTAATTGCCTGAATATATCACCATTAGCATTAAATTGTACAATTGTCATAGGCCCGCCGCTATATTCCTTTTTTAATCCCATTTTACCTGTCAAAGGATCATATGCTAAATTACACCATTGCCGTATTGCTTTATATACATACATTGAATTAGCATCATTTAAATTAACTTCAAAAGATAATTCAATTTCTTGTGTAGGATCTGTAATTGCACCACCCACAAATGCTCTAGGGTAATTCTTATATTTTTGGTATTTGGGTGTTGGAAATCCTTTTGTTAAATCTATTCCCCCGATGCTAATAATATTTTCCATAACTAAATCCCAATCAGAAATGCCCGCTGGGGGTGTTATCATAACTTCAAAATTTGCATAATAAACTGGTTCCCAGTTATTAACAGCTGCTTTTGAATTTTTATAATGAGGTAAACCTGCCATAATATTATTGTTTTTTTATATATATAAATTTTTATGTAAATGTATAAAATCCACCACTTGCAATTTGTCCTGGCGATACTATTTGTATTCTATTAATTAGCTTATTCATACCATAATATGGTTCAATAATAACATCAATTATTCCAATAGCATTTTTTATCACATCTGTTGTATTATTTTTATCATTCATTATAGTTATATAATCATATATACCACCATTATTTTTAACAGATTCTAAATAATTATCAACTAATGTTTTAATTTCTAGTCTTATTCTCGTATCATTTTTATCAAATACATAGTTACTTAATATTTTTTCTATTCTATCTTCTATTGTTATTCCCAAATCTCTTATATGCAAATAATTTAATGGATCTAACATTTTTTGATACGATGTCATATCACCATAAATCATTATACCATAATTTCTATCATTGATAATAGCATTTATGCCCATTTGTTCTAAATATACTCTATCTGATTTAAGGAAGTCATATTCTAATCCTACGAGTTTATTGTTTGATAATACACCACGTTTAGGGCCTGCTACAATATCATAAGGTATACCATTTTGGAATTTTCTTATAAAATTATTAGAAACATCAGCAGCAGGTGGCACATATTTTATTTTATTATCTTCTCTAATTTTTAAAAATGGAGTAAAAAATCCACTATATTTACTACCATTTTCATCATCAGGCAATGTAAATTTAAAACTAGGTGCCATTGATAAATTACCACCACTTGCTATATATTCTACTTTTAATACTGGTTTTGGATTTCCATTATCAATATCAGGCATATCAGTAAACATAGGATCTGTAGATGCCATAAATTTTGATATTGATGGTAAATTAAGTAATGCTAAACATGTTTGTCGTTTTTTTGCTAATCTGGATAAAATGGATTTTGCCCCACATTGTGGTTCTAGTCCACCATCAAATGTATCTACTATATATCTAAAATCAATTAAATTTTTATCTGATAATACTTCTGATAAATTAGTATTTTCTAATACACCATATATTTTCCAAAGTTGATTTTCACCGCCTGGCATATGATAAGATGTTATCTTAAAACCTTCTAATTTTGTAAATTGTAAATTCTTAGCAAAATCATTTATAGGTAAATATCTACATACACAATCATTACCTGATATATTTTCAATAAATATTGGCTCATTAACAGAAATTTCATATTCAACAATTCCATTACTATTAACACTTTTAGTTTTGCTTATTACTCTTGTTAAATGTTTTTCATTAATATCACCGCATACTAATAATGAATTAACATTAATTTTGTTATTATCAGTTGCACTAATTTTAAATTTAGTTTTAAGATTATTTAATGACATTGGTATAATAGGAATATATTCTTTAATATTACCAATACCTGTTTGTATACATATTCCATTATTACATTGAGAACCATCTAAACAATAAAATGATGATACAAAAGGATTTGCTAATGCAGTAAGATTTATATCACTGTATTCTTTTGCTTTATAGCAATCTAATCCATATTTACCAGTTGTTTTTGAAAATGATAAATATACTCGACTAGATAAAGAACTATTTGTATATGCAAAATCACCATTAACAATAGTACCATTATCTAATTGTTTATATAAATTATTACCATTATATATTTCAATAACTTCATTTGTATTATCAAATTTTATTAAAGAAGGATTTATAATATATGTTAATGTGTTATTTGTTAAATCAGGAATATAATTTTTATGATCTGATATTATGCATATATATCCTTCTTTGTTATCAATTTCATTAACATTAAAATTATAACTTACATAATTAATATAGTTTTTTAAATAATAGTTACTTGATTGTAAATCATTTATCAAATCATTTTCATCACTATAAATTTCTATATCAATATTAGGTGATGATATAATTACATCTTTAACAACAAAATACTTATTAGTACCTTTAACATATATAATATCAAATTGATTTAATAATTGATTTAATGATGTATTAGTATTAGTAATAGAAAATTTTTTATTTGTTTCGTCTGCATTATCAAATATTGCATTATATATACCAGCATTATTAGTATTTTTATCAGGATTTGTTAATGTTAATTCTAGTGATAATCCAGTATTATTAATATCACTGACTTTTAAATATTGACTATTGCCACTACCATAAGTTTTAATTAAAGTATTTTTTGTTATACTATTAACTAAATTATTATATTTTTCTAATGTAAATACAGTTGCATTAGGCATCGGTTTAGGTATTATAAATGTATTAAAAAACGGACTAGCATCATTTTCATACGGTATTGATGATATCTTTATTGTATTATTATTAAAATCATTATCAGAATAAGTTATTGTACTTTCCTCATTAGAAAAATCAGTCGGCGTATTAAAAATTATCTCTTCCATAATAGGCGAATTGTATGATAAAAAGTTTAATGCTGATTTATCACTATCTACTAAACTATGCCCTACCATATCTATTTTATATATAGAATTAACATAATCATCTATCATATCTCTATTTACAGTCATAAAAATACCTGTCTGATCTGATTCATTATTAACTAATGTTTCAATAAATCTATTTACTCCATTGCCATCAATGAAATCTGGTATGATACATCCAGTTATTGTTGCAATAACATTTACACTATCATCAGATAAAAAATCATTTAATTTATCTATTTTTATACCATTATTATTAAAATACTTTGCAAAATAAGGATCTATAGATAAATTATCATAATTTGTCCAATCACCATTTACTATTATAACATCAATAAAATAATCAGATATATAATCATAATCTTTTATATAATCAGGAACATTACCATTACCAAAATATTCACGTGCTGTTATATTAAAACCAGATACATTATCAGATTTTTTAACAATTAAAGAAACAGGTCTCTGTCCTACATTAACAAAACTAATAAGCATATCTTTAGTGTTAATATGATTATTAACAATTGCATGAAAATTAGAATTATCTAAAAACCAAAATCTTTCTTTATTGTAAAAAGATGATAATAATTCCTTTGTTATACATGAATTATCCTGGCTAGGTGATAATGAAAAAGATTTATATTCTACCATATCACCATTATTGGGGTCATTATTAAGTGGCATTAAATTAAGTGCTAGCACAGGCCCTTGTTGTAAACATGTCTCAATTGATCTATGAAAAAATGACCCTCTTTTTTCTAATATAGGATCTATATTACCAAAAATTTTTCGTGATGTATTAACATTATCAAGATATACTGGTGTATTAAATATTCCTTGACGTGAAAAGCCCACTACTAACCGCAAAGTATCTGTTGCAATTGGTCTACTTTCAGAAGTACTATATTCAACAGTATATACACCTGCTGCTTTAAATTTATTTAAATCAAAAACTAAATTAGCCATAATATAATTTTATTTTTTTTATCTATATATAAATTTTTTTTTAAAATAAATTTACTTTTTGTATTTCTTTGAAAAAATCAACTAATATTTTACTATTATCATTATTTTCATTAAATATTTTATTATCATATATTTTTCTATATATAGCTGGCTGAATATCTATCATATCTTCTATAATTTCACCATAACTATTACTATTTATAAAAGCAACTAAATTAACTAAAGTCATAGCACAATCATCATGACCCATTTGACCCCTATATCTACCATCTTTATCTAATCCAAAATTTTCTATTTCTTCAATAGTATTTTTTTCATTAATAATTATATATTTATTTTGTATTAATGTCTTTAATTCAGACACATATATATCCTTATTATCTCTTTTTATTTTTACGCCTGGATTTAATTGTTTATTTGATGACGAATGTTGTGTATGTAAAAATATATTACTATAATAATTACGATGTTTACTCATATATTCTATCAATAAATCACCTTTAAAATTAATTTCTAAAACAATTTTTACATTATCCGAATTAAATATATCAAAAACTAATGCACTTAGTATACTAGCAAATTCATTTATTGAATAAATATTAGACCTCCAAATACCAATTTGTCTTAGCCGAAACATATCAGTCTCATCTTTAATTCTCTTTCTTTTTTTAAATTGTGCTATCGATACTGGTTCAATTTTGAAAATATTACATACTGTATAATCTTTGCCTACACCATCACTTAAATCAATAGAAAATATAAATTTATCATTATTATTAATATTATTAAAATCAAATTTATCATCCCACAATAAATCACCATAATTTTCTACTAATTCATTCATCTTTTCATTTTCTTGCCATATATATTGCTTTTTTATTTTTTCTAAAAATCTAACTATACTGCCCGATAATAACATACTACTTGATGTCAAAAATTGACATCCATATTCCTGATTAAATAATTCTTCATTGCCACCTAAATTTGCTATTTCTCGTTGCTTCCATTCTTCATCCCTACCCGCTACCTTGTACCACGGCACCACCATTGCTTTATAATCATTCTTACCTTCCATTGCACCCATATATAATTCATAAAATAAATTAAACTTATTAGGAGTGGATGTTATTATTATCCTAGATATATCTGATGATGATAATGTGGGGAATATAGAACGATAAAAAGGTACTATAAAATTTCTATTTATATGAGCAAACTCATCAGCATATAACAAATGAATAGTAAATCCAATAGCAGACGTCTTTGTAGTTGCTTGTGAAAATAATCTACATCCATTATCAAATTTCATAAATGTCTTTGCATCTGAAGATATGCCAGGTTTTAAAAAAAATGGTAAATTCCTATACATCGTTCTTATCTTATCTACAATCTCAATAGTAGTATTCAATTTATTTGCTATCACTAATATATTTTTTTCATAATTAAAACAAATATACCATAATATAAAAATAGATGAACATGTTGTTTTACCAATTTGCCTCGATGCATTTACAATAGAATATCTATTATTCTGAAACATCCTTAACATTTCTACCTGATAATCTCTAAGTACTATATGTTTTATACCAGCATCAGTCATTGCATAACAATAATTATTAGCAAAATATACAACATCACTAGCACACCTTAATAGTTCTTTTTGCTCATCCCTTGTATACTGAAATAAAATATTAGAATTCCTTAAAGTAACATCACCACCATAAAAACATTCCATATTTACAGTATCACCAGAATCAATCCTTCTTATTTGCTCATTAATTAATTCTGTATTCCAAATTGTATTACTTATCATTTTTGTTTGTATTCAATTTATTTTTTAAATTAACATAAAATTAACTAATGTACTAATAAATCAATATGATTCATAGTCTTTACAGAATGTATAACTTCCTTCTTTTCCATACCTTCATAAAATCTATTATAAGCATACCTGACAACAGAAGAATACTGCCTTAATATTGACTCTAAATTCTCAGTGGTTTTATAAGGTAACATTATGGTTTTCATACACTATATATATAAATTTTTTTTAAAATAAAATACAATATCACTCCCTATCCAATTCTTTAGTTTTTAATTCAGTTAATATGTTAGTCAAATTTTCAATTAAGTTTTTAGTACCTTTTGCCACAATACTATCATTAGTACCATCTGTCAAATTCATTTCAATATCTTTTTCTTCTTTTTGTTTTAAGTAATCCATTTTTATATTTTTAAAATTATCTTGTATCATAATGATATATTGAGCTATGGTTTTTGTTATATCCAATTTTGACCGTTGAAAATTAGATAATACTTCAAAAAGACGAGGATGCACATTACCAAAGCTAGCATCAATTTGATTTATCATTTTTGATATTGAATAATCAGCTATCATTGATTGTATAGATAAATCTTTTATTATAGCTATGTCAGATAATATTTTTTGTTGTACATAAGGATCTTGTATGATATCATCATCAACTAAATAAAATGTTGCATTTTTTTCAACAATATTTTTAGCAAAATCATTAGCTTTATTATTAATATCTGCCATATCAATAAAATTAATGATATCATTAGCAATATTATCAATAGTTTTATCATTATTATAATTATTGACAATATTATCTTTATTAATAGATGATCCTAAAGACTTAATTATACTCTTTAGCTCAGCTGATGTACTCATCAAAACTTCTTTCTCTTTACGAACTTCTTCCTTCATTTAAATAAAATATATTATAATATACAAAAAAACAATAATAGATATAATATATATAAATTTTTTAAAATATAATTTATTTTACTAATCCTTCAAATGCAAATATTTTAGGATCACACATATCAAATAATATTATTTTACTAAAATCATCAATACTCTTTCTACTTAATAACAAATCTTGCATATCAAAATTTATAATCTCATTATATATTCTTATATTAGTCATTACTATATTACTATAAAAAATTTTAAAATAATCACCATCATCAATAACTTCTTTTTCTATATTATTTTTAGTTTCATTAAAAATAATTGCTAGTGTACCATCATTATATATATCTTTTATTTTATAAATAGTACAATTAATTTGTCTAAAAATATTTGAATACGATATTAATATTGTATACCATATATTATTAACTAATTTATCTCTTAATTTAAAATAATATATTTTATCATTAACAACTATTTTTATTATTCTATTTTCAATTATAGATATTTGTAACCCTTTTTTATCTTTATATCCATCTATTAAAATATTTTCATTAGCTAATGATACTTTCCATCCTTTACTATATAAATTATCTATATCACCATATAATATATCTATATTAAAATTATTATTATCTATTTTTTCATTTATAGTGCCAATAAAATAATTATTTGCCCTTTCAAAATATAATAAATCATTAATATTATAATTTCTAATTGCTAATATATTTATTCCAATATTATTATCATTTTTATTTTTTATTATGACATCATCAACATACTTTTTATTATCTAATAATTTAAACCAAGAAGAATATGAAAAATTATCACCTAATGAAGATGACATTATATTATATTTAATAGCTATTTTACCTAATAATTTACTATTATATAAATTATATTGATGCTCACTTATTATTATATTATTATTTTTAAATTGATAATCAATAATTTGTAAATTTTTATCAACAAATATTTTTATGGGGTCTAACGCCCTATTTTCTATATTATTTATATTGTCATCTGGATTAATAACATTGCCTAAATATCTATTAAATTCTTGATCCTTTGTTATATCTTTTATATCATTAATAACATTATTCTCAAATAAATCTTTTGAACTTTTTGTTATTGCATTTAATATAGAATCTAAATTTGACTGTTTATCCACATTAGTCCTATTATTATATTTTACTAAATTAACTTTCCAATAAGGTTCTTCTCCCATAAAATCATATACTAATTGCGAACTGCTAACTTCATATAATCTATCTTTAATTAAAGGTATATATACAATATCATATTCTTGAGGAGCAGTATTCTTACCAAATACACTCTCAAAAACATTTTTTATTATATGCACTTCAAATTCTTTTACATATTCCATGCCTAAAAAATCATAATTAAAATCATTTACTGGTAATTGATTATCAGGCATTATAATCTTCAAACAACTAGCATTTTCAACAGAATATAATGTCCATTCTTTTAATATAAAATCAGCAGAATCTTTGCTAGGACTTGCCTTTAAATAAATAGCATTAACACCAATAAAATCATTAACACCCTTTAATATTTGATTATAAAGTTTTATTGATGATTTTATATTATATAAATCAAAATCAATAGGATTTAATATATCATAATCTTCTACTCCAGAATCATTAAAAAATATATACTGATTACTCATCGATATTGATTGTCTTATTACTTTATTAACATCTATATCTCTATAATCAACAAGTAAATTAATATCTTTTACATTAATATCACTACTAGAAACATATTTAAATCTAATAAAAAATCCATTTGATATATAATCAGTTATTACAGACAAATCATTAATATTAAGTGATGTCCAATAACTCCACACTTTATCATCTATACTCCATGAAAAATATTTTGCAACACTATCATCACAATCAATATCATCATTATAATCATATATCTTTATAATATTTTCTAATAATTTTGTCTTAAATATAAGAAAATTTTTGCCTTTTTTTGATAAACTTATATTGTTAATTACATCCATTTAAAATAAATAATTTTTTAATGATAAATGAAAATCCAATTTGGTGTATTTTCTTCTCTTATTGTATCTAATATTTTTTCTAATTCATTTTCACCATCACTTTTTATTTGGTCTGCATTTATAGATACACCGCCAGGTAAATTAAATTCAAACATACTTAACATTCGACCTAATGATATTTTTGCATTTGCCGCGCAATATCTTTGAAATGTCCAATCATCATATAATTTTTCTTCAGGTATTTTAACATATGTTTGTAGCCATACATCAAATTTCGGATCTCGCCCAGTTATTGTTAATTGTTTTGAATTGTGATTAAATTCAAATGCTATCCTATCTAAATATAACGCTTTACTTAAATCCCAAAATGACTCATACGCCACTGCTAATACAACACTATCAGTATTATAAGGTGATAAATAAATTTCTTGAGCCATAATCTTTTCTATAGAAAAATCAGGGCCAAAATTACTAAATGTTGTTAATGTATGACCTTTGATTTCTTGTACATTAAAAATAGATACTATACAATCAGGCAATGTTATTGTTCTGTTTCTTTTAAATTCTTGTGATTTAAATACACTTAATTTTATAACATAATGTTGTATGGTAACAGAATATTGATAATTTATCCATGCCCAGTTTAATGCCTGATTAATTATTCTTTCCATTTCCTTATCAGGAATAGTATACGGCAATGCTCCCCCTACAGTAAGCTCCGTATTAATTAATTCTTT